AGCAATCAGAGTTATTTTGAGGCGAAGATGCAGCGTTCTGTTCCATTGAATGAGTTCAAATATGGCGTTTTTGCTGATCCAGCTTCTTCATATTCGTTGAATCCGAAAGCAAGAGAAAAAGCTTTGCGGAAGTTGTCCGATGAGGGAATGATATTCAAGACTTTCATGGACAAGGATGACCGAATACGTAAAATAATGGAGATTGCAAATGAGCATAGTGATGACATTCTGTTTAAGCATGGGGGTCTCATTAGCCGTCTCAAAGCCCATTATAAGGACAACGCCAAGGTTCGGGAGGCCATCGTTAAGGCCAACGGCGGCGAGATAGACAGGACGCTGTACGATCCGGAGCAGGTCATGTGGACTCCGGAAGATGAGATTGAGGAGGAGCAGGAGATTAAGATGGCCCTTCCCATGCCGGACTACAATATCTTTGCTGATGAGAAGTCATATGGCAAGCGGGACAAGCACCTGACCAGCCTCGACGCTTTTATAGACGCCAACCCTACGGTTGCCGGTCTGGATACCGCTGACTTCAGGGACATCCTCTCCGCTTTTGCCGGTCTGGAAAGCTCGTATAGTCCTACCGCGGCGAACAAGTCGGGTTATAGCGGCTATTACGGCCTGAAGAACGGTAAGGATTTCAGTGAGGCGGAACAGCACCGGAAAGCGTATGAGCATCTGGCGGACATGTTCAAGCACAACATCACCAAAGATGATATACAGAAGGGCATGGAGATGGGTTACACGCCTGCGCAGATCCTGTATAAGTACTGGAACCAGCGGAATAACGCTACGGAGTTCTTCCAGAACGGCAAGGCTGCGACGATTGGCAACAATCCCGAGCTGGAGATCATGGGCAACAACATCGGGGTGGACATCGATTTCCTGAAATATGTGCCGGATGCCATCAAGGATGACTATCATATCGTTGAGCCGGGTGATAACTTCTCGACTATTCAGGAGCGGGTGCGTGTCCCGGGCAGGCATTACAACCAGGCTGGCAAGGACCTGAAGCGGTGGAATACCGAAGATATAGTGAATGGCAAATTGAAAATTGGGGATAAGGTCTGGTTTACGGAGCCTTATTCGGATGGCGGGTTGCTGTTGAATGACTATAAGTCTGGCGGAAAGATTCATATCAAGCCCAGCAAGCGCGGGACATTTACAGCTGCCGCCAAGAAACATGGCAAATCCGTACAGGCTTTTGCATCCCAGGTCCTGGCGCATAAGGAGAACTATTCGCCTGCGATGGTCAAGAAGGCGAATTTCGCCAGAAATTTTGGCGGGAAGTGGCATGCTGAAGGGGGGATCCTTGACAGATACGGTCCTGAGATGGTCAGGAACGCTATTGCTAAATTGAAGAAAGTATGAGTTACAAGCAATATCTGTATGCTCTACAGTTCTCGGTAGGACCCAGCGAGGGAATGGCGCTTGTCGTGGCAGAGAACTCGACGCGCGCTTTCCAGTACGTCAAGTCGCTGAGCGAGAAGAGCTACTATAACCCGGACAGTTTCATCCTGAACGGGAACGTGAATATCGCAGAGTACTGCGGTCTTCGGGAAGGAATCGTCTTCGAGACATTCGTGAATGCCGTCGTAGCGTATGATGCGATCCGCAGCATGGCTCCGGACCTGAAAGGCGAGAAAGGAGACAAGGGCGACAGGGGAGTGGAAGGTCCGCAGGGTCCCGCTGGCAGGGGAATCAAGTCCGTCACACAGAACGCGGACTATTCGCTGACGTTCAAGTACACGGACAACACGGAGTATACCACGTCCAGCTTTAAGGTCGATGTCAGATATAACACGACGAGCTATTGGGACAACCTCCACGGATATATTCCGAAAGCCGGTGAGATTATCATCTATTCCGACGCGGACAAGTACGATGACGGTCTCGGTCATCTGGTGGATGTGCCGAGGATAAAGATCGGTTCAGGTAATGCATACGTCCAAGACCTTGTCTTTGCGGACCAGAAAGACCATCAGATGCTCATACAGCACGTACAGGACGCGCAGTCTCATGTCACCGTAGAGGATAAGGCGTTCTGGAGTGCGAAGCTTAATATACTTGACGATATCATCGACGAAACCCTTGTGTTTAACAGAAACTAAAAAGTAAGATATATGGCTGAAATCAGTAAAATCCAATTGCCCTCCGGCAACGTATATGACATCAAGGACGCAACCGCACGTTCCATGATCTCCGGGGGTATCACCTTTACCGTCTCCTGGGACGGGAATTCCACGCCAGTGGTGGCTAACATACCGCAGGGTGTCGTCGTGAGATATAACGATACGAACTATACGGGGACCATGCCCGCCTCTTCCGGTGAGGATGGAACGTTCTACCTTGTCAAGTCCGGCGCCGACCTGAATAAGTACGATGAATATGTCGTCGCGGATGATGCCTGGGAAATGCTCGGGTCGCAGCAGATAGACCTGTCCAACCTCGGCGCTCTGGCGTATAAGGATAGCGTTTCGCTCTCGAAGGGTAACGGCGATCAGGTGCTGGGTGAGTCTACGACATTTACGAATGGCAGCTCTTCCGTTTCTTTTAGTGGCGGCAGCACCGACACCTTCGTCAAGTCTTATCCTGGCACGACGAGCAAGTTATCCACGACCACCGTTCCGAATGTAACCTCTGCCGGTTCCGCGTCTAGTTGGTCATTTGCTATGGGGACCGGTAACGACTCGGAGACGCTTATCATCTCCGGGAGCAATGGCACTGCTCCGTCTCTCGGCACGGCTATCACAGTGGCTACCGGCTCTCTTTCGGCTACCGGCGGCGGTGGTACCGTTATGACCGGACTTGGTACGGCGTCCACCGCATCTGCTGTCACGGGTATCGGTACGGGTACGGCTGCGGCACAGACAATTACAGTCGGGACCAACGACAAGGTCAAGGTGGCTAAGTATGATGATCTCAGCGTAAGCGCATCGTAGTATGGCAATCAAGAAGATAAAGATAGGTAATACTACCTACGATGTGAATGACGCGAGACTTCCCGCTGTTTCATCTACGGACAACGGGAAGATTCTGGAGGTATCCAGTGGAGCATGGGCTGTGGGGAGAAAGATAACTGTCTCCTCTTCCACACCAACATCTGGTGATGGAAGTAATGGGGATATTTGGATTGTGATTTGATATGCCGTCAGTAACCCTCATACCCAATTCCTACACCAACACGGGTAGTTACAACTTCACTCTGTCCACAAATACGAGTAGGCAGATTTCAAACGCCTACCATAACGCGGATAACACCTCGTCGTCGGCCCGCCTTACCCTTGCTTCCAACCGAAGCGCAACAAGGACGAGCGAGATGTACCTGGAGTTCGACAAGAGCGTTTTGGATAACATACCCGCAAGTGCGACGATAGGGACGATCACGGCGAACGTAAGGTATTATGTCAGCAATACGACATATGTTACCGCCGTGTCCTTACAACTCTATGCGAACACCACCGCAAAGGGTTCGGCAAGGACTGATAGGCCGACATCTTCTACGAAGTATTCAATTACGTCGGGGACGTGGACATATAGCGAACTCGAAAATATTCGGCTTTACATCTCTGCGACTCATAATGCGAGTACATCGTCCGCCTATCTGTATCTGTATGGTGCGGATGTCACGATTAACTATACGCTTCCGGCGGCATATAATGTCACCGCGTCAAGTTCGGCTCCAGGCGTAACGATTGAACCTGCATCGCAGAGCGTCTATCAGGGCGAAAGCGCGACTGTTATCTTGAATAAGAACCAGAATATCATCGTTACTGACAATAATGTTGATGTCACATCGCAGTTAGTCCAGAGGCAGGGAGGTACGATAAGCCAAACGGCTGAATCGCAGACGAATACAGGAATCTCATCCGGTGCGAGCTATGCTTCCTACGCCGTAGGACATACCGCCGAAAGTCCGTATTCCACTTCTACGAGCAATATGTATGCTTCGTCCGGCTCTACGGGCCATGTGGATTATGTCTTCGACTTCTCGTCCATTCCGGAAGGTGCGACGATTCAGTCTGTGACAGTTAAGGCTTATGGTCACGCAGAAAGCACGACTTATACGAGTGGTAGCCGTATGGCTGAAATCCAGCTTTATTCCGGATCTTCGACGAAGGGGGATGCGCAGCACTACACAAGCACGAGCAATTCAATCATGACACTTTCCGATCCTGGCACCTGGACGAGAGATGAGTTGCAAGATGCCGTCTTGCGCTTCACCGTCGCCAACTACGGGGGGCTGATTCTCGGAATTACGTGGACTGTGGTTTACGAGGCCAGCGGATACATATATACCATCTCCAATGTCCAAGCCGCCCATACGATTCTTGTCACTTCTGACGGAAGTGGACCAGATTATACGATGTATGTAAAAAACAATGGCTCTTGGTCGCAAGTACAAGCGGTCTATGTGAAGCAGAACGGAAGCTGGGTTGAAGCGTCAGACATAAAAGTCAAGGACGGCGGGACCTGGAAATAAGAGCAAAATCCTCGGGTAAGCCGAGGATTTATGCTATGTAACCAACTTGTTTATAACTCATAAAACAAAAGTGTTACATTTCGGTATTTTTATCTTATATTTGTTGCAGACAAGAAATATTATGTTAAGTAACTCGGGTATGAAATTATTAACGATCAGTGGAAATCAGCAGCGGGAGGTGGTTGAGAAAGCCAACGCTCTCGGGGTTGACAGAGACCAGATAGTCTCGATTAACCAGAACCAGGACGGGACATTCACTTTGTACTATTACGGAGAGGACTGATGGCACAGGATTATTCACGCGAAGAGTATGAGCAGGAGCCGGTATGTTACTGCCGGAGCTGCCATTCGCTGAAGATACTTGTGGACAATACGCTTGCCAACGAAGACTGGGATGGCTCCTATTGCGCCGTCTGTCATTCAGCCGACATCGGTGAATGTACGATAGATGAATGGCTGGAAGAAGAGGAGAGAAGGCGGAAGAAGCGGGAGGAGATAGAATGGAGAAAATAGAGAAGCGTGATGGATATTTCTACTATGGAGACAAGCGATGTGTCAATGCTGACGATGCCTACCGTCTGTTTAAGCAGGATTACCACCGCGCCCTCGGCAAGAGAGTATATCGCCGACTGGAGCGTCTTGGAACAAGAATGGAAAGAGTCCACGGCTTCGGAATAGACTTTACGCAGGAGTACTCGGATGAACTCGCAAGAAGATTTTCAGGATATGGTCGTGTCAGATGCCGGATTATGGGCATCGTCGGTATCAGCTACTGTCGTATGGTCGGGATATGGGACATGCCGGACGTCGATGACGACGAATTCCCTGCCTATCTGGACTGGCTCATGGACCGGAGGTCCAACGCTCTCTATGTAGTCGGGAGACAGGCTGGCAGCGGAAGAATGGATAAACGAAAGAAACGTTATAGATAAATTAAGTTATGGAAGAAAAGAAAAACGCACAGGGGAATTCCCCGCAGAAAATGTCCTATGAGGATCTGGCAAGGACCGCCAATGAACTCAGCATTCAGAACAAGAAGATGGTTGAATATATCCAGCAGTTGCAGGCTGCGCTTGCCGAGCAGGATTTCAACCGTATCTCCTTTTTCCTGAGCATGCTTTTCAAGGTAATGGATCATGCGGAGTACTATTCCGATGACTTCATCAAGTGGGCCATTGAGAAGATCGAGTCTTCGCTCAAGGAGTTTGACGCTGAACTGAACGCAGAGCCGCAGCAGAATGAAGCCAAATAACTTCCTTCCCATCAAATGTACGGAGGATTCATTCTACAGGCTGTGGATTGAGTTCCTTGCTCCGTTCCATAAGCTCACTGCGCGTGAGCGGGATGTGGCTGCAAGGATAGTGGCGCAGTACTTCAAGCTCAAAGAGAGCATCTCTGACCCGGCGGTACTCAAGGAGGTGCTGTGGAGCCAGACATCCCGCAAGGACATAAGAGAGTCCCTGAAGATGTCTCCCGCGCATTTCAACATGGTGCTGGCTGAGCTGAAGAAAGCAGGAGTGTTGATTGACGGCGACCTGAACAAGCGGTACATCCCGCACAAGACGGAAGGTACGCGCTTCATATTCGAAATCATCTTCGACTGGTCGTCATCTGAACATCCCGTCAATGGTACGCAATAGACTGGAGGAGGCCGAGTATCGCCGAATTGCTGACGATCTTGGTCTCTCGGATATTGATGTCAAGAATGCCGTCAAGTCGTTCTTCGACGTGATAGGGGAGGATGCCAGGCGTGCCGGACTGAATACGCCGCGGAAGATATACTTCAAGCCCGCGTTTATGGCTGCAACGCACGAAATGGTGGTATGCATACCACATTTAGGCAGGATGGGACCGAGTTATGACAGATACCTGCGTTGGCGGGCGAATGAGTCGAAGGACATAGATATGATGCCGCATCCGGGCAGGCGCAACTGGTTTTCGGCGGAAGAGATTGAAGACATTGCACGGAATGCGCTCTACGGAGCGGAGATTCCCGTAAGGGACAAAAAGATGTTCCACCGTATCTGGCTTGTCGGTGAGGACGGTAAGAAACAGGCCAGACAGGTTATAAAGAAAGACTGAAATGTTCAACATCAAGAAAATCAGGCCGATGTTCACCGGTGTCATCACCACGGCTTATACGTTCTCGGAAGACCAGAGGACGTCTGCGGGCCTGTATACAGGTGGTAAGCGCAAGGGGGACCTCAACCCCTACCAGTGGGTGGTATCCGTCGGCAATACCGTTACCGGTCTCAAGGAAGGGGACATCGTGTATATCAACTTCAAGCGGTACGCGAAGGCGCAGCACATTCCCGGCAGCATCAACGATGACAATATCCAGAAGGACAACATGTCCATTACCTATGAGATTCCGTTCATCGAGGTTGACGGCAAGACCTATCTGCGTCTCCAGAACAGTGACATCGAATTCGTCGTCGAGGATTATGACGGCATAGACGAAGGAGGTCTTCTGGAGTAATGGTACCGCTTCCTACGCCGGACGAGATGGTCAAGATTTCCGCCGAGCAGCGGATTGACTTCGCTATCCATAATGAGAATGGCGGATATTACCGCGTTCATCGTGACGGGAGCTATACCGAACTGACCAAAGAAGAATGGGACGAACTATTTAACGGGGAGGAGTGGAATGTATAAAAGCGACATCCAGTTTATCCGCGAGAAGTATAAGGAGCTTGCGGAAGAGAACAACAGACTTCGGGACGAGATCAAGGTCCTGAAGGCGATCAACAAGCATTACCGCGAACTGATAACCATCGACGTAAATGGCGGAGAAGCACAAGTCGGTTGAAGAGTTCTCCGTTGAGACACTGGAAGTCGGCGGCATTGGTGGCGCATTACAGGCGCTAAGGCTTCCTTATGGTAAGGAGCCGAGAAGCGTCATACGCTTTCAGGCGTCTAATATGGAGATGAAAAATGAGTTTCGGTATATGACTCATTTTGTCATCGACGAAGAAGACGGGAAATTGATTTCAACTCTTGTCAAGCGTGGTGATGAACACGCAAAGATTCTTCGCGGTGTCGTAGTCTGGTGCGAGATAAATGCTCCGCGTTATTTCTATCAGGAGATGGACAGATACCGTATCGGCTGTGAATGTCTGTCCAGCGAATCGACGATGCATATCCAGGGACAAGGTCTTGCAGAAGACGAGCTTGTGGAGATGAAGGAGAACCTGCCAGAAGGAACGATGCAGAGACGCGTTTGGATGTTTTCGTATCAGACCCTGCGCCGTATCTACTTCCAGCGCAAAGACCATCGGCTACCGCAGTGGCGAATCTTCTGTAAGTGGATACTCACTCTGCCGTTTTCACTTGACTTTATAACCTGTGAGAAATGAAGCTGATTGAGTTTGACGGCGTAGAGTTTAAGGTCGCGGATGAGGCTTTCCTGGTCCGTCAGATTCGTCAGCTCTTCGAGGCCGACAAGACCAAGAAGAAAGAGGCGTTCTGGCAGCAGATTTCCTATCTCTGGTTCATGTGTGACCCGCGCAGTACATATATGTACCTGACGGACGAAGATGCACGCGCGGAAGAAGTCAAGGCGCAGGAGGGATTCGGCAAGGACTGGCAACCGTCAGACCTGCTCAAGCAGGCGATGGAGGTCTATACCAAGCAGTGTACGACAACGGCATCCCTGCTCCTTCAGGATATGCGCTATGGTATCGATACGGTCCGTAAGATCATCCGCAAGATCGGAGACGCGATTGACCCGACAGATGACAGCGGCAAGACCTCTATGGCGCTTGACAAGGCGCTACCTGCCATGACCAAGACCCTGAACGACATCCCGGAACTCGCCAAGAAGCTCGCCGATGCGGAACAGGCGCTTGCGAAGGACTTTGACACCAGCGACGTCGCCCGTGGTGCGGCACAGAAATCAGCATTTGAAGACGAGATATGACGCAGGAGCTTAAGAATACACTTACCTGGAAAGACCTCTGTGAAATAGTCGAGACTGCCGTCGGCATGCTTGGCAAGAACGTGAATGAGGAGTTGATGGGTCGCTATGATGGTCCGCAGGAATTTTATAACATCCTATTAAGGGCGCTTTGTGACAGAGACTACGGTAATTAATACTAACGAGTATCAGACCCGGATAACTCAGGAACTGCTCAACACCTATCCCGACGAGGTGTCTGAACAGTTCTTGGAGTTTGTAGAGAAGGTTCCGCTCATCAAGTACATGATTTCACCGGGCAGACCAAGAGCCAAGGATCTGCCGAGAGACGAAGACGGGCGTATCATTGTTGATATTACAAAGCCGCACATTCTGGAGAACATGGACTACTTCCGTCCTTCTGCAAAGTTCTATGAGCAGAACGGATGTTATTCTCTTTTGAAGCCGAATTCAAATCCGAGCAGTGAGTATGGCAAGTGGTTTCTGGAAGAACGCAGACGTTGTCGTGAAGGATACGTCCGTGAGTCTGACGGCGAATGGGTGACAGGACTGATGTACTGGTTCCTGAACTACACGCCTATCATGCTCAACCGTCGTTCAGAGAAGACTGGCGTTGTACAGCGTGTCGAGGGATTCCCCGACTTCTGGGAAGGCATCTATTATCGGTTCCATTACATAGAGCAGGCTCGTAAGTCTGGTAAACACGCGCTTGAACTGGCTCGACGCGGTTGTGGAAAGTCATTCGTGCTTGCCAGTATCATGTCGCATAATCTTGTCCTTGGAGAGAATGAGGAGGTCAAGAAGCGTGTGACGACAATCCTGACGGCATATCTCAAGGAATACCTGGCAGAGAAGGACGGAACGTTGAGCAAGTTCACGCCTATGATAGATTTCGTAGCGCAGAACACGGAATTCCCGCGTCTGATGGTCAAGCGTTCTCCGAGTGAGATGACGTGGATTGCCGGATATAAGAATAAGAACGGGAACATCATGGGATCTTTGAACTCTGTCCTTGGCTTGTCGGTTAAGGATGATGAGGGTAAGATTCGTGGTAAGCGCGGATTCATCTTCTTCGAGGAGGTGGGTTCCTATCCGAACTTCCGTGGTGTTTGGGATAATGTACGAGATTCCGTTATGGAAGGCGACGACGTCTTCTCGCTTCTGTATGGCGTTGGTACTGCCGGTGACGATGCTTCGGACTTTGCCGGCGTTAAGACAATGCTCTACAATCCAAATAGTTACGGGATATATGCGTTGAATAATGTATATGATGAGAAGGGCAAAGGGACTACAAAGTTCAGTTATTTCTTCCCGTCATATATGTCACGCGCCGGATGTATGGACAAGGATGGAAATTCCGACGTGGTCAAGGCGTTGTTCCAGATTCTCATGCAGCGATATGAGGTCAAGCACGGTGGAGATCCTGCGTCTCTGCTCTCCCGCATAGCCCAGATGCCCATCACGCCTGCGGAGGCAATCCTGAAAGTACGTTCCAATTTCTTTCCTGTCGTAATGCTCAACGAGCGCATCCGTCAGCTTGACCAGGACCCGCATGCTTATGATGATGTCTATGTCGGCAGTCTTGTAGACGTCGGCGGACATGTGGAATTCAGGGCGACGGACGATACGCCTATCCGGAAATGGCCCGTTGACAACACGGAACGCGGTGCCGTTGAGATATATGAGATGCCTGTCAAGAATCCTCCGCACAACAGGTATATCCTCGGCGCCGACCCGGTGGATAATGACGAGGCGGAATCGACATCGTTATTTTCCTGCTTCGTGCTTGACCTGTTCACGGACTCTATCGTGGCAGAATTCACGGGACGTAAGCAATTCGCCGACGACAACTATGAGATAGCCCGCCTGCTTTGTGTCTTCTATAACGCATCATGTCTGTATGAGTCTAACAAGCGCGGCATGTTCGGCTACTTTGCCAAGATGCATTCGACATGGATGCTGGCAGATTGTCCTGAATATCTTCGTGAGAGGCAGCTTGTCAAGTACTCCATGTTCGGCTCCGCCATTAAGGGCGTATCCGTGAATGCGGCCCTGAACTTCTACGCTGTTGGGCTTATCCGGGATTGGCTACAGAAGACATATCCGGTTGAGGTCAAGGACGAGAAAGGGGAGACAAGTGTCCAGCAGGTGCCGCAGCTGTACCGCTTAAGGAACAGGGCGCTTCTGTCCGAGCTGGTGTCATATGGTCCTGACGTCAATACGGACCGCATCAGCGCACTCGCGCAAGTCATGTTATACCGGGAACATTTCATCATTCTCTACGGCGGTTCCCCTGCCGAGAATGAGGCCAAATCAGACGACGTGTCCGATGATCCGTTCTTCGACAAGGACTGGCAAGCGTATCAGCAGCGCTTCGAGCAGCACAAATAAACTATTTTGAGCTTATAAGGGATTCATTTATAGTCGTTTTCCGAGAGCTATAATTATTTACATTCGCCCAGAAAAGACTATATTATGGATATAACTGTGTCATTCCCCAAGCAGAGGATCCCGTTCAAGTCGAAGGGCGAGAGGTGGCGTCGTGAGTGCGTCGATTGGGGAGCCTCAAGGACATATTTCAATTATTCTCCCGTCAGGAAGGATGTGGTTCACATGAAGATAAACTACGACCTCTTGAACGGAATCATTCATATGCAGGATGTTGCCGCTATCATCAATCCAGGCAACATCTCCACCGCTTTCCTTCCCGATAGGATCCAGCACTATCCGATTATCAACTCCAAGCTGAATACGCTGCGTGGTGAAGAGGCGGCGCGCGTCTTTGACTGGAAGGTGATTGTTACCAATCCTTACTCCATCTCCCGCATCGAGGAGGACAAGAAGGAGCAGTTCTATTCGATGATTCAGGGGATTGTCGAGGACCAGAGCATCGATAACCAGCAGGCGGAGAAGCAGATGCAGGAAGGTCAGGAATTCTATGACTACAGCTGGCAGGATCTGCGCGAGATTCGGGCGAATGAGCTGCTCCGCCACTATTCCAAGGAGCAGAACTTCAAACAGATATTCAATGACGGCTTCTGGGATGCGATGGCTGTCGGCACTGAAATCTATCAGACCGGCATCGTCGGCGGAGAGCCTGTCATCGTCCGCATGAACCCTATGAAATTGCGCGTCTTTCGTTCCGGTTATTCCAACAGGATTGAGGATGCAGATGTGCTGGTCTATGAAGACTACTGGTCCCCCGGCAGAATCATCGACACTTATTATGACGACCTGACCCCGAAGGAGATAAGCCGCATTTCTGATGAGATGCCCGACTTCGGCGGACAGGGACCGCTTGGTGCCGCAGGTAACGAAGACGATAGGTTCGGATTCATCCCGGCACATAACATCGTCGGAGAAGACGGCATCATGATTAACGGCGACCACGGGCTTGGCTATGTCTTCGATGCCGTTGCGGGATTCGACGGAGGTATCGGTTCCGATCTGCTTCCGTATGATGTCATGGGTAATATCCGTGTCGTCCGCGTCTGGTGGAAGTCGCAGCGCAAGATTTACAAGGTCAAGTCCTTCGACCCTGTTACGGGAGATGAGGTCTTTGACTTCTATCCGGAGACCTATGTTCCTGATAAGGATGCGGGAGAGGAGGCGACAACCCTGTGGGTAAACGAAGCTTGGGAAGGCACAAAGATCGGTGAGGACATCTATGTCGGTATCCGTCCGTGCATTGTTCAGCACAATACTATTTCCAATCCCTCCAGATGTCATTTCGGTATCGTCGGCACCATCTATAACACCAACGAGAACCAGCCCTTCTCCCTGGTTGACATGATGAAGCCGTACAACTATCTGTACGACGCCGTCCATGCCAAGCTGGTTGATCTGATTGCGACCAACTGGGGCAAGCTGCTGGAGATGGATCTGGCGCTTAAGCCCAAGAACTGGGAAGTTGACAAATGGATGTATTTCGCCCGCGCCAACAAAGTTCTCATCAAAGACTCGTTCAACGAAGGCGCGAAGGGTGCCGCTACCGGTAAGCTCGCGGGCGGATTGAATAACGCCAGCAAGGGCTATATCGACGCCGATTGGGGCAACTCCATCCAGAACTACATCAATATCCTGCAGTGGACTAAGGACTCCATGTCCGATCTTGTCGGCATCAACCGCCAGCGTGAGGGCAATACCTATAACCGTGAGACCGTTGGCGGCATCGAGCGTGCCGTCCTGCAATCCAGCTATATTACGGACTGGCTGTTTCAGAAGCATGACGATACCAAGCGTCGCGTGCTGGAGGCTTTCCTGGAGGAAGCCAAAGGTGCGATGAAGGGCAGGAACATCAAGTTCCAGTATATCCTCTCCGACAACTCCATGAAGATAATGGAGATTGACGGTGATGAGTTCTGCGAATCCAGCTACGGTCTTGTGGTGGATAACTCTACGGAGACGCAGAAGCTGTACTCCCAGATGGAGTCCATTTCTCAGGCGGCGCTGCAGAATCAGTATCGTCTGTCTACCATCATGAAGCTCTACTCTTCAGCGTCCCTCGCCGAAAAGACCAAGATCATCGAGCACGAAGAGAAGCAGCAACAGCAGGCGCAGCAGGAAGCCCAGCAGCAACAGCTCCAGGCTCAGCAGCAGGAAGCGCAGATGAAGCAGCAGGCCGAGATGCAGAAGCTTCAGCAGGAGGATATGCTCAACCAGCGTGACAATGAGACCAAGATCAAGGTCGCCGAAATCAATTCCCGCGCCGAATACATGCGGCTCGGCATCTACGCGGAGGAGAATGACGAGGAACTGGTACACGAGAAGCTTGACATCGAGCGTGACAAGCTGCGCGCCCAGATAGAACAATTCGATAAGGAACTCAGGCAGAAGGAATCGGAGCAGAAGGATAATGCCCGGATGCACAAAGAAGAGATTGCGTCTAAAGAGCGAATCGAGAAAATGAAGTTAGATAAATCGGCTAGGAGACAATAATGTACACAGTATATCAACATATTAGTCCGTCAGGTAAAGTTTATGTTGGAATAACCAGTCTTCGTCCTAAAAAGAGATGGATGAATGGGCGTGGCTATTATGGCCATGGTGATTATCCTTTTGCCCGCGCAATAGCAAAATATGGTTGGGATTCATTTAAGCACGAAATACTCGGAAGCTCTTATTCGGAAGAAGAGGCAAAGCAGAAAGAGAGAGAACTGATATCGTTTTATAAGCATAAAGGAATATCATACAATATTACGTTGGGCGGAGAATCCGGGAGTGGTAATAGGAGCCATTTGGGACAAAAAGCGTCTGATGATACGCGCAAAAAGATGAGCGAATCTGGTGGAGAAGTTGTATATCAATATTCAAAAGATGGACGCTTTGTAAAGAAATGGAATAGCCAAAAGGAGGCTGCGGATGAATTGCGAATTAAGAGGGGCACGATATCTTGTGCGGTATGTGGTCGGATTTATTCTTATAAAGGCTTTTTCTGGTCAAAATTGCCGCCAGAAAAATGGATCAAACCAGAACCAAAACATAAAGAATCTGGAAGAAAGCGTCAGGTATATCAATATTCTTCGGATGGGAAGCTTATAAATATTTGGGAAAGTGTTACTGAGGCCAGCAGAAATACTGGTGTCGGGGTATCAACAATAGGAATCGCGTGTAATTATAAAAACAAAGCGCGTAGCTTTCTGTGGTCTTATTGGCCTCTTGAGATCGAGCTTAAGAAGATCGAAGCACAGAAGGCGAAGAGCTCTGCCTCAAGTAAGTAATCTACGATGAAGTACTTTTCGGATAAGAATCTCGAGAAGAAGATCAGAGAGATAGCTGGTGGTGGCGGTGGCGGCACGTACACCGAAGGAACCGGTATAGACATATCTCAAAGCAATCAGATAAGTATTGACGAAGAATATCTCGGATATATATCTGATGGTGAAAGTGCTTATCAGCGGACAGACTGGGATTCCTACTTCGGAATAGACAATGATGGCAACATCTATGTAAAGAAAGACAGCAATAACAACCCGAGGAACTTCTACTCTTATGGTTCCGTGTCTGCCGGTGGCTATTCCGGCGGCAGCGGCGGAGGAGGAACGACGCTTTCGGCGGTCTGGACATCATTAGAGGGAAACACGGATGAATATGCCAATCACAAGATAAGTGCATATCATATCCCGATTGGCAGCGGGCTCCAGATTGACACGTCAACGACTCCGTATACTATTAAGGCGACTGGAGCCGTATCAAGCGTTGTCGGATTGACTGGTGATATTGATGCTGGCCAGATTGGTTCTGCGCTCATTACGCAGGGATATAAACTTACTGACCACGAGTATTCTGCCGGCACCGGACTTACGCTGACCGGATCTACTTTCTCGGTTACGGCTAATACATATCATCCATATGAGGGCGACTCGAGTTTAAAGATAAAAGCAAGCTATTTTACTTTCGGAGAGAATTATACTCCGGCTGGCAGCAGCACGGCTACCGAGAGTAAATTGGAATGGGATGATACAAATAAGGCATGGCACCTCGTCGGAAATTTCTATGCCGACGGATGGGTAAGCGCAGGCGGCGTAAGCTCTGGAGGTGGCTCTTCCGGTACGACATTACAGGCCGTCTGGGATTCCCTGACCGGCAACTCCTCGCCTTATACTAACACAAGAATTAACCCCGCCCATCTTTTTACCACCGATTCAAGCGCAACGGCAGGTTTAATTATTGGAACGGGTCTTTCTTATAATTCTACTACGCGAACACTTTCCGCGACGGGGACGATTTCGTCAGTAGTGCAGGGTACGGCGACCTCTGGAGGTGCAGTCACGACGAATAATGGAGTTGTCACGATTCAGTTCCCCACAATCCCGTCCTCCTATGCTTGGAGTGCCATTACAAGCAAGCCCACTACCATTTCTGGGTACGGAATCACGGATGCGAAGATAGAAAGTGGTGTTATCACTCTCGGCTCGGCTACTATTACTCCGTACACATCGTCTAATTTCGTCGCAGGAACTGATTATCAAGCTCCCATCCCCGCTGGAACCTATCATCCGTATCAGGGTGATTCCTCCTTAAAGATGGTGGCAAGTTACTTTACGTTTGGCCAGAATTATACTCCGAGTGGAGGAAGCGCAACGGAAAGTAAGCTGGAGTGGGATGACACTAATAAGGCTTGGCATCTTATCGGTAACTTCTACGCTGATGGGTGGGTGTCTGCTGGCGGTGTCTCAAGTGGGGGCGGAGCTGCGTCTGGCAATGCTTCTTATACCAAGATAAACGCCGACAGCGGTACGCTCACCAACGGCACGGACAGCATCACCGTTGTATCAAAATCTTATGTGGATACGGCGGTGGCTGGAGCGACTGGAACTACCTACACGGCTGGGACGGGCATTACCATTGATACAAGCACCCACGAGATTTCGGTAACGGCAAACACCTATGCGTCATATTCCCATACGCATACAACAAGTATCGACACAAGCACAGGAACGAGCCAGATTACCCTTGCTTTTGGTAGTAAATATGCCTTGACTGCGGGTGGGACATCGTATGTGTTCACGATGCCAGCCAATCCCGATACCAATACCACCTACAAACTTACGCTGAACGGGACGACCAATGGAGACAGCACTGATGGCGTAAACCTCGGTAGTTTTTATGCTCCGACTGGCGGAGGCACTGCTAATCAAGTCCTTGTCGCGGGAGGGAACAACACTGCGCCTTCTTGGACAAATCAGTCGAGCATTACAGCTGGTGCTTTGTCCACTGTCAGTAAGACGGCTTGGGGACAGACATACTGGACAAGTGGTGGCATCCCTGCAACCATAAACGGGGATATGTCGAGTGTTGGGAATGTCACACCGTCTGCGAATAATAGCAAGAATCTCGGTTCATCATCAGCATATTGGGCAAATACATATTCGAGCAAGTTCTATATGACGGCAGACCTCTATTTTGAGGTGGTCGATGGGAATGTTCACTTGCATACTCCGTCTGATAAGGGTTTCTACGCCGACGGCTTCGTTTCTGCTGGCGGCATCTCCTCCGGCGGCGGCACTTCGGGCATCGACGCTCTTGCGATGTGGAAGTTGCTCACCAACAACGACTCCCTCACTACTTACGACAACAATACCAAGATAGCGGTGGCGCATATCCCGGATTTGAGTGGGAATTATCTGCCGCTTTCAGCCGGGCCGAATGCCGCGCTCGGAAATTATCTGCTTATTCAAAACGGCTCGGATGCGAAGATTGTCCTTGATAATACGGACACCGACACATACTGGTCATATATATCTTTCCGGCAGAACGGAACGGAATACGGCTCGCTCGGCACGAAAGGTTCGACTAACTTGGTGTGGGGGACAAATGCGATTCTCCACGCTGGGAACTACTCGTCCTATGCCCTGCCGCTTACGGGTGGAACGATACAATCGGCGAGTGGTTCTTATCGTTTGAGGCTTGTCACTTCGTCATCCGGGGCTTATGTGCAGGCAGGCACGTCAAGCGCGACCAACGGTAGCCTTTATCTCACGGGATATTCCGGCGAAGTCGGCAACACCCTTTATGCCTATTTCAGCAATATCCGATTGTGGAACGGCTCGGCTTGGGTAGACCCGTTGAATACCTATCTTCCCCTTGCGGGTGGCACGATGACGGGGGCTGGCAGTATTACATTCACGGGAGACTACACGACGGTTCCTATAATAAGGAACTATACCAGCAACACAACAAGCGGATGGGCAAGAGGACTGGTCGCTCTGTGGGTTGACGGGAGTAGTAAATTCTCCATCGGCGCGTATGGGGGTTATACGGCAGGTGGGTCTGATAATGGGATAACCTATGCGTATATCGGGTGCAATGCTTACAACTTGCAGAATTTGCGGTTCTATCCCAATGGCACGGTTGCGATGGGTGGTGCGGACGCATCGACCTCGTATCCGCTGCTGCATAGTAATAACTACACATCTTACGCCGTCTCTCTCTCGGGGGCGCAAACAATCACAGGGCAAAAGACTTTCAAGTTGTCGAGCCAAGCCTTGATAAAGTTGAGCCGGAAAGACAATACCTACGCCGCGATTTATTTCTACGGGTTGGTAAATAGCACGGAGGATACCGAACTCGGAAGGATAGGCTACAATGAGTCCGGGGCTTACGTCCGCGACGCGAGCGACACCGATTACAGGTACATTTGGCACTCCGGGAATTTCACCCCAAGTAGTTACCTTCCTCTTTCTGCCGGGAGCGGCAAGGTGCTGACTGGAAGCCTTTATCTCAATAACAACCTCGGCATCTACATCAAGGACAACCCTTCGTCGGGGACGGCTACCGCGATGGATGTGTTGGAGTTGTCCTCAACGAACAATGTCCATCTCGGCTACGGCACGGCGGGAGCGGGGTACAATACCTATATCAACGGCTATAATGTCTATCTGCGGTATTGGGACGGAACAACACGAACAAACGGCCTTGTTCTCAATAATTCGGGCAACGTAGGTATCGGGACGGCATCTCCAAGTTACAAACTTGATGTTGCTGGTAGTATCGGATTAAGTGACGGTAGTCTGATAATGCTCGGAAAGGGGATGAACGCCATACATATAACCCAATCCAGCATTAACTGGCACAATACAAATAATGTGTCTGCCGCCTCGTTGATTGGCTTTGAGAGTGCTAATATCAAAATCCAGCAGACCACGACACATTCGGGAGGACATATTTACCTTACAGGCTCAAATGCGAGTTCCTCTACGGCGAATACCACGCAAATAGTCTTTGGCACAAGTTCGACGAACCATGTTGCCCTGTCATCCAACTCGAAATACTTTATTATCAACCCTTCGACAAGTTCGACAACTGGGCAGGCTTCTATCGGGGTGGATGGGGGAAACACATACTTCAGTTCCGCCGGGAACTTTGGAATTGGAACGAACTCTCCGAGTTACAAACTCCATGTCGTTGGTACGGGCTATTTCTCCGACAATGTAACGCTTGCCAATGCGAAAACCCTTGGGGGGCTTGATACGGGCGGGACGCGGCGGTCACTTATTGGCATCGACACCGATAATGTCATATATGTCGGTTGGGGCGTTGCCACGGCTGGGTACAATTCGTACTATTGCGGAAATACTATATATCTCAAGACAAGTACGTCCCATACCACGAGTATGATTATCAACTCGTCGGGCAATGTCACTATTGGAGCATCCGACCTCGCCTCGACGAACTACAAGTTGTATGTGAATGGGAGCGCGTTCGCACAACAACTAAAAGTAAGAACCGCATCTGATTACGGTGTACTCATCGGTGGCCCCGGTTCCAATGTCATTGACGGGCTTGCTCCGTCGGACGCTTACGGGAATCTGCATATCAATTACAATAGTACGGGGAATGTAACCCTGTGCTATGGGGGCGGAAGCGGCGGCAAGGTTGGTATTGGTACGACCTCTCCGAGTTATAAACTACACGTCAGTGGAGCAGCCGCTGCTACAACTCTCAAAGCACTTTCCACTTCTGCCGAAGCGCATCTGATATTCAGCCGTGGCGGTGCGAACTATGTCACTACTCCGTCCGGGGGTGGGTTGTATTTCGTAATGGATGGCAAGACGGTAAGCGCGGCAAATTCAACTCTCCAAATCTTCGGAACTTACTGCCATATCAACGGCTACCTCGAAACCACGGGCGACCAAGTAATCTCCTCCGATGCGACTCTGAAGGAGAACTGGCGCGACCTATCCTACGGCGTCTCCGACATCGCCAAAGCCACGGCTGGCATCTTCGACTGGAAAGACGGGCGCGGCACTTCCGCAGGCTCGAAGGCGCAGGATTGGAAAGCCCTCGTCCCGCAACTCGTCCACGGCGAGGAGGGCAGTATGACCCTCGCCTACGGACAGGTAGCCCTGCTCAACACTATCCTCCTCGCCCGCAAGAGCGAGAGCCACGAGGAGCGTATCAAGGCACTCGAGGCACGGGTCGCAGAATTAGAAATCGAGAACGAACAATTAAGAATGAACTATGGGATGGAGCAGTCATAAACTCACCTATCCGTTCACCAAGATAGCGGCGAATGGGAGCGGGGACTTGCAGCAAGCCCTCCAAAGGTCTGACTTGTCACAGGCGACCCTGTTCGCCAACGGCACGGTGAACAAGTGGTCGTATGCAAAGGCGTTCAAGTATTCGGGCGCGATTACTGACAGGTACAACGCCGCGAGGACTTCCGCCCGCGATGTCGCGCTCAAGGCTGCGATGGGCGGCTTCGATTATGTCCCCATTTGGGAGAACACGCAGATAGGCAAGATGGCGGACTTTTGGCTGAATGACAGGTCGTCCACCACCAACCAGCCGACATGTGGCATAGCCGCCAAGTTCTGGGAGTACGGAAGGCCCACGACCTACCTCCGCGCACTGGACTTCGAGAACTACATCGACAATGCAGAAGCTCCTATCTCCACCCCTGCCAATACCATCGGGACGAATAATAGTGTGACCCTGTACTGCACCCTCGGCGCACTATCCTCGGACACCTTCAAGTACGCGGACCTTTCTTACGAAGGCGTCGCAGGGGGCAATATGTACTTTGGATACATGATGAAGAACGGAAGCACGGTGTACTACATCACCCGTTCCGTGACTATCTCGTCGGAGTGGGGGACGACCCTCACCATCGCCGCCTCCAGCGCGAGTGTACTGCTCAACAAGGTTTGGGACATCTTCCCCTTCCTGTCCAATACGGCCTTCACCTCACTCTCCACGAATATGAATCAAACTGGGACATTTGTCGCCCTGCAAGATCCGGTAGAGATGCCCATCTACTCGAACTACGCAAACTATACATTGAGTTTCGGGCCGGGAGACGCAAGCCATGTGCCGAGTTCAAGAGATGTGTCCTATGTATTCGATGTCACGAACAACGGCAGTTCTAACCTCACAAACATTGTCGCTACGATTACCTTCCTAAATTCCAGCGAAGCCACCGTGGACACGCAGACAAGGTCGTACACCACCCTCGCGGGCGGTGCTACTTGGACTTGCAACGACTTCTACCGCGCATCGACTGCGGCCATCGCCAGCACGATTAAGAAGGTGCGCGTCGCCATTACCGGGATGACGCAGGCGTTCATCTCCGTTTCCAAGACGCAAGATGTGCTTGAATTGATTTAACTATAAAAATAACTAATAAATATGGGTTGGGATTCAAATAATCATATATTGCTTACCGCGCCTATTAGTATCGGCGACCTAACATATGCGACTGGCATCAGCGATTTGGATGTCGGTTCGCAACTTACGTCTGGTAGTTGGAACTTGTGGGCAAAGTATAAAGCGTGTAACGACACCACGCATGTCGGCGTACTTACTGATGCGCAGAGAAAAGCCGCAAACTGGGGCGTGAAGAATATTCCTATTTGGAGCAGACTCGGATATATGGTTAATTTCTGGTATGATATAAGCACCCAGGCTCCGAATGTTCCGAGTTGTGGTCTTCAGGCTGAATATTGGACACTTGACAGGCCGTCAAGATGGTATCGCATTCTTGATTTTGACGGATATGAAGCGACGGCACAAGCGCCTATTTCGGCTCCTTCCGCATTTATTTCGCTTACTGGTGGTGTTACGCTTTACTGTGATCTCGGCGCAATGGGTTCCGGAACGCTGGCATATGAAGATTTCTCTTTGGGTATTACTGGTAATACATATTTCGGATATGTACTCCGTAAACATGAAGCGTCTCCTGAAGTTATCTACTATATCACGAAACCTCAGGACGAGCCAATTACTTCATACTTTAATACTAATATTACCATCCCTGCGTCCAGTTCGACACCGCTTTTTAACAATACGTGGGAGGTATTCCCATATTTAACGAATCAGTACGCCGCTACTTTGTCCACCAACCAGAATGTAGATGGCGTCTTCGTGGCATTGCTTGACCCGATACTGATAACTATTGATCAGACGAAGGCAAATTACACCCTCGTCTTCGATCCCGGAAGAAGACCTGCTGACAATCCGAGTTATTATACAAATCAGGATCAAGGCAGAAATGTGAATTATGTGTTCTCGGTAACGAATAATGAGACTGATACAAATTTGACGAATGTCGTTGTCACGATTACCCTATATGGAGCAGACGAGCAAACGGTTGTCGCAACACAGACCGCATCACCATCGACGCAGGGTGCTGTTATTGCCGCCGGTACTACATGGGACTACAGCAGTTATTATCGTGCAAGCAGCAGTACCATAGCGGCTGGTATAAAATGGGTAAAGGTTGCCGTGACAAGTATGACTCAATCATTTGAGTCACAGGCTATCAGATTGCCCGTTATCGTTGATCCACTGCCTATTTAATAATATAATATCATGAAAGATTGGAACAAACAGAATCTTATCCTACTCGGCATATTGCTTGCCGTCGGACTGACTTTCTTCTTCACATTCATCCTGGTGGGAGAGAGTGACGTGAAATGGGCTGCACCCATCCCTTGTGCGGCTATCATCTACGGGCTTGTTGTACTCGTGAAGAAGTACTGGCCTATGACCCAGAAACCCAAAAAGACTGAGTAATATGAAACTCAAGAACATCATCATCAAGAATCTCGTGGAGAACGGGCTGGAGAACACCACCGACCACGAAATCTCCGCAGCGCACGCCTACAAGGTGTTCAAGTTCCGCGACGAAGTATCCAAAGCCTACAAGGAGATGGAGGACAAACGACAGAAGTTAGTCAAGGACGCTGGCATCGAAGACGGGCAGAAGTTCGACGAGCGCCGCAAGGAACTCGAAGGCAAGGAACGCACCGAGGCCGAGCAGAAGGAGTATGACGAGATGCTCGCCAAGCTCAACAAGTTCGGGGAGCTCTACAATGAGTTGCTGAACGACGAGTCCGACCTGAACATTAAGACCATCCCCTTCGAGGAGTACCATGCACTCGCCAGGGAGAACATGAGGACTCCCGTGCGGCTCGGCAAAGACCCTCTGTATATTGACTTCTTTACGGTGTTCCGTTCCGCGCTCAAGGGCATCCTGTGGGAAGAACCGAAGGAAGAGGAGGAATAACCCACTAATACAAAATCGATATGAAAGTAGAGTTTGAAATTAACGACAGATTTACGGATTACCCTGACCCGAAGTTCAAGATGGAGAGCATTCTTTCTGCCTTTGCAAAGATGCTGCTCGTTACATTGGATGAAACCATCTACGATGTAAAGATTGATGGGGAGGATGTGGCTGTTTATTAAGAATCTATAAACTTTCGCAAAAATTATAATTATGGCAAATTCAGTAATCACCAAGATCAACCCGACTGGCTTTAGCGGCGAGTTTGATTACGAGGGGGCTACAGGTTCCTGGAACTCCAGCGGAACCAAAGTCCTCCAGAACATTCAGGGCAACAAAGAGGGCTACGGCTCCTTTGATGCCAACAGGTGGGATGGAGATAATTGGAATTACAACCCGCACTTTACCGATCCCACCAAGGCGGCAGACCTTATCTCCCTGATGATGGGGGCTATCGAAGCCGTTCAGGAAGAACTTTCACAGGCGGAATAAGTTTAACAATTCCGAAGATTGGTTCAAACCGTCTGTGACCCTTGTCCGGGGGACGCTTAACTTAATATGTGGTAGGATTGGGGGCGTACCCCCGGAGAGGGAAATAAGTAAATGAGTTATCAACTCAAAGCATTTTAATTGCACCTGTTTTTCGTGCCTTTTCTTTTACCAATTTTGACAAGGAAATTTGTGTTAAATGTATGTGTCCTATGTTCAAGTATGGTAATGTGGCAATTGCGAATTCCGTCGCAGATGAGACATCCCTGATAGTTCAGGGTACTGTTTCGACTGCGATGGTCGCTTTTCTGCAGCAGGCTGTATTACGTATGGTCCCATACGCTGTCCCTACGATTGTATTGATTGCGCTGGACCTGCTATATGGTTGTCGGGCTGCGAAGTTCAGGGGTGAAAAGATTAGACTTTCGACTGCAATCCGACGAACTACG